CCTACACAATTACACCCTAGAACGGAATATCTGCGTCATACATATCTGTGTTATCGCTGATATCTGCCTGTGTCTGATACTGTACGGGCTTATCCTGCTTTGTAGACATGAAGGTAATAACGTCTACAATCACCTCAACTTTGGAGCGCTTTTGACCCTCTTTGGTTTCCCATGTTGACTGTGTTAGCCTACCAGTTACGCAAACCTTAGTACCCTTTGCGAGGTAGTCGGTAATGCTCTCAGCCCTTGCACCGAAGATATTGCAATCAAAAAAGTTTGGCACATCTTCCCACTGTCCAGTTTGCGAGTTCTTTCGGCTGTCGTTGACCGCAATACCAAAGGAGCAAATGCCCGTACCTTTGGTTGTAAAACGCAATTCTGCGTCTCTAGTAAGGTTACCGCTCAAACAAACTGTGTTAATACCTCTCATATTTATGCCTCTTTCTTAACCTGTGTTAGCCAACTTGTAACAATTCCAACCGCTGCCACTCTCTGATTGTCTGTGTACTCAATCTGTTCAGCGGTTACTCCTAGTTTCTTCATCGCAGGCGTGATATTTAGCGCCTTGATAACATCATCTACCGTTTTGCCCCTCAGATTTGCGAACTCTAAAACCTTGTTTTGTAGCGTTTCCTCTGTAACGCTCTCAGAGGCTTTTTGCGGTGTGGTTTGCTGTGTCCTACGTGTAGTAGTCGTTCGTGTTGCCGTTCGTGTCTTAGGTGCGCTCTCAGCGGGTCGATTGTCAAGTGCGTCTACTTCTTCCCCACTATCTACCGCAAACAGACCACAAATAGCGTATTTTCTCGCATAGGAACTAGCTAAACCGCTAATCTGTGCGGCGTCCATGCCCTTTTTCTCGTTTTCCTCTCGTGCATACGCTACAGAGGTTACTGTTTCCTCGCAACCGTCTACATAGAACGTTACTGTTGCCTGTGTGTAGTAGCGCTCACCAATAAGAACAACGCTATCAGTCATGTAGTAACCGCATTTGTATTTCTTGCATAGCGGTTTGAGGGCTGCGTTAATGCTCTCTAGGTTTCTAAACTTGTATTTACCGAATGCGTTGTACTGGTCTTTTGGTACGTTTAATTCCTCTCTTACTTCGCTTAGAACTGAATAAACTTTTGACATAGTGCCACCTTTCAACGGTATGTATACCCCCCCCGCCCTTTGCGAGGGGGTTAATTGACTAGTTACTCTTTAACAAGGTAGATAGTTTCGGCGCTTTTTTGCCTCATATTATATTTTGCCATTTGATTATCTCTGAGTAGGTAGTCTGGTGCAGCAAAACCTACGCACTTTAGATAATCGACCAGCTCCATTTTTGTTTTGAAAGACTTGCCAAGATAAACACGCTCAACCTCGTTAGTAAATAGGTTCTTTGCGTTGTAGTAAGCTGTCCACTTCATTATTGTTACCTTTCTGCCGTGTCGGGAACTCTCTTTGTTTCCCTTTGTTGAGTATTACTATATGCCTTGTGTTGCGCTCTGTCAACAACAATTTTATAGAAACTTTTCCTACATATTTTCTACACAAAAATACCCCGCTAGCCTCGTTAACTAGCGGGGTTATGCACGGCGGAGGAGTAGACCGTGTGAGAACAGTATACACTAATTCAGCTTAGTGATTGCGCCTGTTTCGTTAGTGGAAACGCTGAGCGTACCGCTCTTTACTACGCCGTCTGTATCTAAGGCATAGGCTAGCCCGTCATGGACTACAACGGCGCTTTTCTGAATACGACCTGTAGCGTCTGTGATATAGGTTTTACCGTCTACCTCAAACTTACCTACTGCCATAGTGCCACGTGGAGCGCCGCCCTCGGGGTAAAGGTAATACATTGAACCGTTTACCTCGACAAAACCCGTTTCCATTGCACATTCTCGATTGTCGGCGGTTTCTCTCATGTAGCACCAATACGACCCATAGCGAACCCAGCCCTTAGCTGCGTAACCGCTAGCGTCAAAGTAGTACCATTCACCGTCAATCAGCTGCCATGTATCAGCGTACCAGTCGTTTGGAGCGGTAGCGTACCACCAACCCACGGAATTATGTACCCAGTGAGGGGTAAAGCCCGTAGCTGCTTTGTCACCCTCTGCAAGGCGTACCCAGCCCGCTCTATCCAGTTGAGCAACGTTCAAATCAATGTTACCGTTTGCGCTCGAATACTGCCAAATAGTCCAATCAGACCATGCGCCCGTGCTGTAGTCCATTTGTGGCAAGTCCCAGCTAAAACGGTTATCGGGGTAACCCGCTATCCATAGGGCGGAAACATCGGCGCATGACGCAACCTGTGACCTACCAGCGGGGTACGTGTAAACAAGCGGGTAGATACCCGTTAGGGCGTGTACACGGTCAACAAACTGTCTAGCCCATGTAGTAGAACCCCATGCGTCATTATCGCCGTTTTCCCAGTCTAAGCATAGAATTGCCTGTCCTACATAGTCCTTAACGCATGAAATAAAAGCGTCTGCCTCTGCAACAGGTGAACCGCCCTCGGCGTAATGATAAACGCCGATTAGTTTACCGTCTGCCTTTGCACGTTCAAGCTGTCTAACCATATGCGAGTTAAGCGGTCTAGTACCCTGTGTTGCTTTAGCGATGACAAAATCAGCCCCGCTATAGGCTGTCTCCACGTACCCGCTAGAGTACGTGGAGTAACAAGGCTGATAACCGCTAACGTCAATACCTTTTAACATTACATAACCTCACTAGAGGGCTTAGCGCTAGGCTGTGTGTAGGTCATTGCACGGTCACTATCAGAGAAACCCGCTGTAGTTGGGTCGTTGACAATTCCAAGAATGGCAAGGACTGCAAACAGGGCGTTTACGGCTGCGAGGGCTTGATTAGTAACGCCCTCAATCTCGATTTTGTAGCCAAAAATACCAGCTACAACCTGTACCAAAATAAGCAAGGCGGGAATAAGCGCAAGCCAAAAAGCCTTGTTCTTCATGCGTACTTTAAGGTTAACCATAGTTTAGTTCTCCAACTTCTCGATACGATTGCCTAGGTTTTTTACGTCTGTCTTGACCTCTGTGAGGTCGGTCTGAACTTTTTTTGAAACGTCATCAGCCCTACGGGCAATAATGCCAACGACTGCCAACTCAGACGTATGTTTACCAACGGTAGAAACTACTTCAGCTAATGACTGTTGATAGCTACTCATTTGTTCGCTCATGACTTGTTGACGGGTTTCTAGGCGTGTTAACGTGTTAGTAATAGTATTTTTCCATTCTTCTTCACGCTGCCTTTGCTCTTTGCCTCGACCCTGTATAGTCGAAATAGAAACCATACAGCCTAAGAATGAAGATACTAGACCAATCACAAAAATTAGCATATCACCCGTGATATTACCGTGCATTATTCACCACCTCTAAAGAAACGAATATGTATACCCGTCTGTCAGTTCCATTATAGGGCTTTACTCCATGCTCTTAGGAAGTATTGGAATAATTCCAGTAGCATAACCGCTAGACCAGTTATACAAGTAAATATGCCCGTCTCCACCGCTAGCCGAACCTACCCAAATCTTAGCGGTATTATTGCCTGTCTGTGTTCCCATAGGGTAATAGCCCTCGATTGCTGGTAGCAAGTTCTTAGGTAGTTGCGCCGTTGTTGTACGTGTTGCGTAACCAGCTGCAAGGTAACAGTCTAAGTACATCATGCCACCACGTAAGCAATAGCGAACACGGCAAGCGCCGTCATCTTGTAGTGTTACCCACGGCGTGAACTGTAGCAGCTTTACAAGGTCATCTGTGTTAATAGATGCTACCCCATTAGGAGACGCAATACCTAATTTATCCCTGCCAAGGTCGTAATCAGTACCAACAAAACCATTATTAGCTTGATTGTGTGACTTAGCCCTAAAAAAGAACCTCGGGGCGTAATGGTATTCTAGCGTTTCTGATTCAAAGTCAAAGCAATCAGAAGAAAAAGCGGTTGAATTGTCCGCAATGTCCTTAATCAAGCCCGCATGAATATGCAAACTACCACTTGCTAGGGTAACGCCGTCTTTGTGAAATGACGCAACCTCTTCATTACCTTGCTTTAACTTCATGCCTTGAGCGTCAATAGTTGTATGCATACCCGTTTTAGAACCAACGTGAGCGCCCTCGCTATCGTGTGAGAATGTATTAGCCATATCGTCTACCGCCTCTTTTGCTGTTGTTGCTGTTGCTTTAGCCTCTTTAGCCTCTTTTGCTGCCTGTTCGGCTAAGGCTTTGAGACGGTCAATATCAGCGCTGCCACCGTTGCCACCGCCTAAGACTTCAACCATAACAGGGGCGCTTTTCTCGCTTACATTGTGAGCGGGTGAGCCGTCATAGTTACAGGTGTTATCTTCGGCTGTTGCGTAAACCTTATAGATTTCTCCAACGGTCAAACCGCTAATAATGCAAGAACCCGCTGCCGTTAACTCACCCATTTTAACGGGCGTACCGTCTTTCTCAGCGTACAGAGATACGCAATAAAAATCGGCGGGCTTTTCTTCTTCAAGTGAACCGCTCCAATATGCCACGATTGAGCCATTCTGAGACGCTGCTGCAAGTCCTACGGGCTTGCTAGGGGGCGTGGTGTCTCCAACGTTTAAGGCTACACCGTTACCGCTGCCTAGAATTGTCTTAGTACCGTCTGAGTTATCTACAGAAATAACCCCGCTAGTTCTTGTAGTGGTCTCACGGGCTGCCTGCGCTGCGTTTGCTGCCACGTTTGCCATTTGCTCAACGGGTGACTGTAGTCCTACTAGTTTAGTATGTTTCATCATTTCTCCCATGGATCATAAATAGGGTCGAACGTTAGACTTATTTTATCGCTTAGATTGCCTTTCATTTCCATAAGGCGCAACCGATAAACGCCGTTTGGCATTGAGGGATAGCCGTATAGGTCTAGGTCTACTTCTTGACCTGTCCAAACTAGCGAGGGCGTGACTGAGTTGCCTGTGTCATTTATGTAGACTTCACCCGTCAACTGAATTAGTGGACGGCTTGCAGCGTCTAACGAGGCTTGAGCGTGAGCGGTAACAAGTCCAGCGTTCGACCAGTCATTACTGCCAACGTGCGTTTCAATAAGCGGGTAGCCCTGTGGTCTTTCTGCTAGTGTCATATCTTCTACTAGGCTACATAGAGTACCTTCATCTTGACCTGCTCCCGTGCCATAAACACGCATAACAGGTGAACCGTGAGCAACCTTGATACCCTCTATAGTACCCTCGCCGTTATGCCATGTTAGCGTTGGAATTGCTCCCGTCTGATTAAGATACGGGTTACCCTCTGAGCCAGCGTAAAAGACCCATTTAACACGGTTATCTTCTAGGACGGGTCTAAACTGTATATCTGGTCCATTTTGGACGTTAGATAACTCTGTGAGCAGCTTTTTAAGTCCGTTGTTAGCTACGTTGTACCCGTAATAGGTACGCTGTGAACTGCCTTTTTCACCTCGATATTGCCAATCAATCGGCAAGAAACCGCTAGGCTTTGCGTTGGTGGCAAGGTAGCCAATCTCACACGCAATACCTCTAAGGCTCATATTGCTGTAATAGATTGTGTCCGTGGTGGTGTTATTCCATGACTTACCAAAGGTATTTTCACGAACTAGAACACGATTAGCGAGAAAGTCCAGCGGGCTAATTAGGCTAAACGCTGTATCTTCCCATGTGTCGGTGCGTGTTCCAATAATTCCAGCGATAACAGGTGAACCGTTCCACAATAAGACTAGCCCCCTTTTATATGGCGCTAATAGGTCGTTACGTGCCTCTTGTGTCTTAGCGGGCAGCGCTGTCCACGGGATAGTTAGACCGCTACCGTCTAGCTTGCCTACGCCTTTGTCCTTTGTGGTCGATAGTGAGCAGCTAGAAACGGTCTGCGTCCAGCTTAGACTAGGTATGTCTACGGGGGCTAGTAGCGCCCCCGTCATTGTTTCAAAAATGTATGTAGTCCACATTATGCACTAACTCCACCGTCTGAAATAATAAGGCGCTGACCGGGGTACGAACCCGCATAATATGACGCTGTAAGGTTTGAGGCGGGGGCTGCGCCCGAACCCCATAGACGGGCTGCAATAGTATGACTTCCTGCGTCAACCTCTAAAACGTCCTCGAAACATTGTGAAATAACCGTATCAGGGCTGCAAGTGAACCTAAAGGCTCTAATAACTGTACCGTCAAGCAGCCAATCAACATAACCACTACCCAACCAGTTATAGGTAGTAGGGTTTTTCGCTTGTACAGAAACAGAGATTTTAACGTTGATATTGCGGTCGGTTGGCAACACGATAGACGAACTCGCAAACGTCCAAGGTGTACCCGCTGTAACGTCTGTAGTGGTCTTATTAGTTACATCTGCAATAATGCCAAGGCTTGAGCCATAAGGAATAGCAAACTGCCTACTCTCTGCCTCGATTGCGCCATTTGTTGATGTTGAACCACCTGCGAGGCGCATACGTGCGACCTCTGTCGCATACTGTGGAACTGTAGGGGCTTTAGGCGTACCGCTAGGCGTACCCTGTACAACGCCAATAGTTACGAGGTTATCGCTGTCACCCTTGCTTTTGTCGTGAGCCGTGATATATACAACGTCAATTCTAGGCATTGAAGAGGTATTAGCAGCAACGGCGGGCGTTTGTCCACCGTCAAAATATGCCTCTGTGAAACCGTCTCCCGCTCCCTTAGAACAGATTGCCATACCAGCACCCACGATATAAGTTAGACCAGTTGAACCCTTGACGGATAGACCGCCTACAACGCCCTTGTTTACCCATTTGTGAGCCAACATCTTACGAATGTCTACATCGGTTGTACCGATACCGTCCGCCGTTTGGCGAACTCCAAACGCTACATTTGCCATATTGAACCCCTTAAATAAACGTATCTCTTAGATTGACCTCTATAGTTCCCGTTCCAGCCGCCTCCAATGATAGCGTAACGGTTTCACCCGCTCCAACTACGGGAAACTCACGCAAATAGACGTTACGTGTCACGTCTACACCGTTAACGCTTGCTGTTCTTGTACGGCTGTCCAATATAACGGGCGCTGAACTAACGCCGTCTGAATAGCCTAGCTGTTCACCCGTTGCCGAATTAGTTACGGTAAAGCCAAACGGCAAATTACCCGTTGCGGTGATAACAGGGTAGGCGGTTGCTGTACCGTGATTAGTGATTGTGCAAATAGACGTTACTCTTTCGGCTGCCACTCCATAGCTAAGAGGGAATGTAAGAACGCCTGAGGCGTTATATTGCAAACCGCCGTAACCTTTTACGCTAGGTGTCATAAACGCCACGGAAAACGCCTCTGAAAGCCTCTCAGGTCTAGGGCATACGATAGTCACGGTCACTTCTTCACGGTTGCGGGTAGCTTTGTCGGCTTTTACGTCAACGGATAAATAGCCCTCAACGAATGTATCGTGATTATCGTCCTTAACCCTCAACTTAACTAGCCCGTGTGCCATCGCTAAAAGGTTGTTAATAGCCTCCTGCACCTCTGAACGGTCTGAACCCTCTGCATATAGTTCTAGCGTAACTGTACGGGCTGAGTATAGAACGGCGTTAGGCTCGATATCGTGAGCGCCGTCCGAACTCTCACGCTCTGTCAGTTTGACTTTAGGCTGAGGCGTGGAATACCAGCCTTTGATAGTACGGGCGTTAAGGGCTGCACCTGTAGCCCCTCCCGTGCCGTTGATATGAACCTTACGCCCGCCCTTTGAAATGACGGCTTGCCATGTTTGCATTTAGACCCCCTGAGCCTCATACAGTGCGTTTCTGTGAATGATTGTAGCAGCGGTGTATAGGTCATCATCTGCACGTACAACGTTTGTGTTAAACGTCTGATTGATTTTTGTACTAGCAGAAGAACCGTTAGACCATGAACTCAACATAGAACCGTTACGGCTAATGTCCAACTGAACGCCATTGATATTGTCGTTGATATCCTGCCTCATACCGCTGAACGGGTCTGACTTTTTCCAACCAACATCAATACCCACGGCAACACCCTTTGCCATGTTCACGCCGATTAAGTCACGCATAAGTCTAGACGGTGAGTGAATACCCAAGAAACCTTTTACGTTGTTAATAGCGCTCTCGATACCACCTCTAAGAGCGCTTGTAACGTTTCCAATAGCACCATTGATACCGCCTACAATGCCGTCTACAATATTGCGACCAACTGAACCGATACCGTTAACAACTGTATTCAGTCCGTTTCTTAGGTTTGTACCAAAATCATCGGCTGCACGTCTAGCGCCGTTGGCAAAATCAGACGCAAAGCGTGAAACGGCGCTAACCATTGAATTAAAAGCGTCTCCAACAAGTGAACTTAATGCACTAACGCCCGCCGAAAAAGCGGTAACGGCTGGTATTACATTACCGTTTATCCACTCAGATATGCCGTTTAGTGCAGCTTGAACCGAACCAGTAATGACGTTGTACACGTCCATTAGCGCCATGCCTAAGGCTTGAGCGTACTCACCTAGCACGGTAAAAGCTAGACCAATAACGTCTAAGTAAGGCTGTAGAGCCTGAATAGCAACCAGCAAAACAGACGCAATAATGTTTGCTAGTGCAGAAATGACATCAAAGACGATACTCAGAATAGGGGCTAAACCAGTTAAAACGCCCGCTATGAACTCGAACGCACCTTGAAGAACAGGCATGATAGCAATAGCCAAATTCTCAATGACGGGTATAAACGGCTCTGAAATATCGACAATGAACTGAATAGCATTAGCTAGGGTAGCGGTTAGAACGTTTCCGATATCGTTTAACGAACCTACAATAGACGTTATACCAGCCTGTACAGTAGGGTTATTGAACACTCTTACGAGCATATCGCTAACGTTTTGAAAATGCTCAATTACGGGGTCTAAAGCGCCGTTCAGATTGTCGAACATTTGACCGTCAATATTGAGGCTAGGCAAGGTAATACCAACGCCCGCTAAAGCGTCTGTGATTGCAGCGCCTAAGCCTTGCACCATTTGAGGAACTGCGTTAATCAGAGCCGAACCCAGCCCCGCCATAATGCGACCCGCTACGGGTACAACGTTATGAACAACGTTACCCAATGCCTCTACTACATTTTGGACTAAAGGCTCTAGGTCAATACCGTCTTTACCGATACCAGCTACAAAGTTATTCCATGCAGCACCCAGCGAGGTAATAGACCCCTCAATAGTGGTAGCTGCCTCTCTAGCGGTTGTACCAGCGATACCCTGCTTTTCCTGTACCAGTTCAACAGCTGTGACAATATCGCTAAAGCTATCAATGGATAGGTTAGCAGCTTGACCGTTTGCAGCTGCGTAAGCGTTAGCGTCTGCAATAAGCTGTTGCATACCCTCTTTTGAGCCTGCGTACCCCAATTTCAGATTATCAAGCATCATGAAGTTCTGTCGTGCGAACCCTTGAAATGCCTGCGTAACGCTATCGGCGTTAGTACCGAAAGTGTTTACATTGTCACTAATAGCCCTCATTGCTACATCGGTCTGTTGTGCAGCTGCTACCGTGTCACCGCCTAGAGAATTGATTAGGCTAGCGGAGAAACTAGTAGCAACCTCCATATAGCGGTTAGCGTCCATACCCGCTGTTTTCCATGCGTCATTAGCGTTTTGAAACACTAAATCTTGAGCAGCCTGTAGACGGTTATACTCACCCTCTACCTCACCTACAGACTTACCAACACTAGAGGCGTATTCCTCAATAGACTTACCAGCTGTACCGTATAGTTTTGAAACACCGCCCGCCAACTGCTCATATTGTGCGTAAGCCTCGAACGCTTGTTTTGCAAAGCCAACAACCGCCGCCGCTACCGCTGCAAATGCAGCGATACCAGCGATTTTCAAAGCGTCAAACGTGCTACTTGATTTGTCCCCTACAGAGCCTAGGGCTTCATCTGTAGCGCCTACAAACTCATTGACCTTGCCTTTTGCGTCTCCCGTTAGCACGTCCAGCGTGATTTTAATTGCGCCGTCTGCCAATTTTGACCTCTTTCTGCCTTATGACCTGCTAACTTGAGGGTTACTTTAGGGTTACAGTGTAGCCTTACCAAACGCCCAGTCAGCCCAGTCATCTATAGCCTTATCATGTACCGCCTTTTGTTCAGTCATAAACGTATGTTTTGGCGGTAGGGTATAGGCTCTCTTAGCCTTTTCCATGCTCTTATTATAATCGTCTTTATCGGCTTTCTTAAACGTGCGATAACCCATAATCTTGGACATTATGCACGTTTCAGGCAACGACCTAAACAGGGCTAGAAACCTATGCCAGTGCATAGAAAGGGCGGGGTCTGTGAGGTCTATCCCGTAGGCTTGTTGGAACGAACCTACGATATAGTCACCGTCTCGAATAAAGTCGAACGCTTGTACGGTTTCTGTTGCTTTGCCTACAGGAGTTACAGGGGCGCTTAGTGCGAACTGTTGAGCAACCTCTACCCAGCTATCCCCCTGTGGTATATCGCTCTCGAATATTCCATACTCAGCTATACCGTTGACCTCTAGGCTCTCTAACCACGCTAACCACACTCTAAAGTCTGTTTTGATAGCGAAAACCTCCCCGTCAACCTCTAAGGCTGCGGGGAGGTCTGAATATCTCAAGTCAATCATTAGATAGCCTTGAATACTTGCCTTGTGTTCTTATTAGCAGCTGCCACGCTTGCCATTGATTGAGCAACGTCTACCATAGGTTTAATACGGTCTAGCTGCTCATTTACGCCCTGCGTGTTAGCCTCGAACATAGGAGCGCTATAGGCGTTGGCAACGTCTGAATAGACCTTTGCCAACTCTACAAGGTCGATATCATCAATCTTAGACCCGTCTAGGCGCTCTTTAAGGTACTCAGCGGGTAGACATAGCTTTACAAAGGCATATTTTGCCTTGACCGTCTCAACAATATCGGCGCTCTGCGTGACCTTGCTCATTTCTGCCATTAGCTTAGTAGTCAGCTTAGGCAACTCGAACGTAATACCTTGATTGTCTGTGTACTCAACCATTGTTTTACCTTTCTACGTGGATAAAAAGGGGCTAAAGGTTTAACCCCTTAGCCCCTAGTATAGCATTTGACGATAAACTAAGCGCTTACCGCTGGTACAAACTTAACGTTATCAGTACCCAAGCCCGTAAGAGTACCCATAGTAGGCGTACCATTCAGACCAATCTTAAACGAAAGCGTACCGTCAACGGTGTTCAGCGTGTCAATGATAATGCTAGCATCTTTCCAACACATGGCGTCTGTTGTTGCACCTGTAGTCATGCTAGGCAAGCCTAGTACAACGGGAATGTTGCAAGCTGTACCAATAGGAAACTTCTTTGCATACTCAAACAGGAACTTAAACAGAGGGTTAGTATTGTCTAGGATAATTTCCTCAGGCAACTCAGGCTGGTAACCTGTAACCTCTGTACTGTCGTTCTTGTCGCAAATGTAACCCTTTGTATCGGTCTGAGCATTGAACGACAATTCAAACTTTGTGGACTTGTCGATACGTACCAGCTTAGAAAGGTTCTTTTGCTCAGAAACATCAATAAGCGGTACAAATTTATCCCTTGTTAGCTGCATAATTATGCCTCTTTCTCCCAATATACGATATCGCATAAAAGCTGGTAACGGGCGTTACCAGTCTCACTATAAACCGCTGAACAGTCAGGGATATTTTGCAGCGGTTTAATTGCCCTAATTGTACACGATTTCCCAAAGTCAGGCATATTGTCGTTGAGGTATTGCGCTGTTATCCAGTCGGTGACTTTCTCGCCGAACTCAATAGCCTCAATGTTGACCTTATCGTAACCAGCCGACCAGCTTTTAACGAATGCCAAAGCAAACGTGTATTTGCGTTCTTGTGTACCGTCAATAAAAGCGGTGTCTAGGTCGGTGTTAGATACCACATTTACCGATATTTCGCCCTCTTTCATGTCGGTAGCGTTGATTTTGAGACGCTTACCAATCAGCGGGTTAGTCTTTAACCATTCTTGAACCGCTTTAGTCTTACCCTGTATGTTCATTAGATACCTCTCAGAGACTTTCTAAGCCATTCTAAGGCTTATTTACGCCGTTTCCTAAGTGCTTACCCGTTTTAGCCTATTGTAAGGCTTAAAACGG